GAAGAGTGGAAGTTTCCAACACCGAATTCGGGATTGAAGAAACACAGTTACAACGGCAACAACGATTACTACAAGAACCGAGAGGAGAAGGGCAGACAAATGGATCTTGCTCAAAAGATGTATCAAATCGAGGGGGACGCAAGACTAAATTGCGATTGGACGGAGTGGCTAATGGGGTATCCTATTGGCTTCACGAACCTAGAGGAGTCCCAAGAATTATCTCAAATCAACCCGACAGAGCCAACAGATTGAAGTCATTGGGTAATGCGATAGTTCCCCAAAATGCAATGTTAATTGGATTAGCAATCAAGAAGGAGATTGAAAATGAAAAGCAATGAAGAGATAGACGTAGAATTAATAAAAGAGGTTATCCGTCAAATAATGGTGGATGACCTTGATGAAGAGTATGGTGCATTAGAAGGTTTGTTTCAATATTTAGATAAACCTACCGAAAGATTAAAATCTTATTTAGAAGAAACAGACTAGAAAACTTGACTTCTTAATAATGTTTGATCTATGTTTGAAATGCACGGAGCAATATCGGGAATTGCTATTTGCCCAGGTCGGAGAGAGATGCCACCTCACCACTCTCTTCGACCACTTTATATTCGCCCTCAAATGCAGAGGGATAATTCTTTCTTATCTCTGCAAGACGACCAACGATTTCTTCACGAGAGAGTTTGTCTAGGTTATGGATCACATTAGTTTCCCTACGATCAACGGCAAGACCACCGAGTGCAGACCTATATTTTTCTGCATTGACGGCGGCAGAGAATTGACCTGCCTCTTCAGCGCCTTTGGAGAGATTCGCAAACCTTTTCAGTTGACCCATCAAAGTTACTCCGTATTTCCTTTCGTAATTATCACGGAGTTCTTTGATGTGTTCGACCACCAAAGGAAAATCTTTGCCGTTAAGGAGCAGACTTGCAGTCTTTCTTGCTTGACCTTCAGAATAACCTGCTTGTCTAGCACATTCAGAATTGGAATGAGTTCCTTCTACAATAAGTTTAGCAAAAGTTTTTTGTCGATTTGTTAATGGCATGAGCCAATAGTAGAGTTTCTCCCATATTTTATCAATAAAAAAAGGAAAAAAAATGACGCGGTCGGCTTTGAAGTGTAGCAAGTGTAACCAAAGTGTAGAAAACAGATGTAGGTGTATCAACAGTTTGAGAGTATTTTCTACAGTTCTACACTTTCTACACCTATTTTTAAAAATTTTTTATAAACAAAAAAATATGACAGAAACACTATACGAAAAAAAAGTTTCATATACTACTTGACTTATGGTTTCCCATATATTAGGTATATATAAGTACAGATCACAGAAAAAAGGAGATGAGATGGGAGGTACGAAAAGACTTTGGGAAGACAATATCGACAATGAAGTCGGAGATTATATTGATGGCATCATTCCCAGAGATCAAGTAAGCGAAGATGCCGAAGCAGTTTATGATCTCGACAACGAGGACGTAAGCTACAAATCTTTAAATGTCCGTGTTTCGGTATACGAGCAGATAAAGAGAATAGCCAAGGAAGATAACAGAACTATTGCTAGTACAGTTGCTTTGATGGTTAAAGAAAACTTAAAAAATCGGAGGATATAAAGTGGAAGACGATAAGAAAGATAAAAAAGATAAGTTTAAAATTCATTCAACTACGGATTATAATCAATTCAAATATATAAAAGGTAATCGTGAAGTTGTTGAATCTCATGTTAAAACTTTATCGGATCAGATAGCTAAGAAAGATTTTCAGATACCTATAATAGTTAACGAGAAGATGGAAGTATGTGAAGGTCAACACAGACTTGAGGCATATAGATTACTGGGTGTTCCTATAACTTATATAGTAAAAGAAGGCCTGGAGATACAAGACATCAGAGAGATGAATTCAACTTCAAGAAAATGGACTATGAGTGAATACATGGAGAGCCATGTAAAACTTAATAATAAAGAGTATGAAATACTAAAATGGTTTCATAAGACTTATGAGTTTTCAATTAGTGATTGCATATCTATGTTGAATGGTAAAGGCTATCGTACTTCAGATGACTTAAGTAATTTTAAGTTAGGGAAGTTTAAAGTTACTGACTTAGAGTGGGCAAAAGATACTGCTTCTAAAATCTATATAGTTGGAGAATACTTCGAGCATTGGAAGAAAAGAAATTTTATTGGTGCTTTGATTTCTGCACTAAAGGACTCTTCTTTTGTTTGGAAGATCTTTGAAGCAAGACTCAAGAGCCATTCTTCTAAGTTAAAAAACCAAGGCAGCCGTAATGATTTTATCTTAAATATCGAAAGACTATATAACCATAATACTTCGGCAGAAAAAAAGATAAGGTTACAGGTGTATGGACATAGATAAGAGTGACTTTCAACTGAAGACTGAGCCGTATGCTCATCAGTTGAAAGCATTACAACTAAGTCATGACAAAGAAAACTTTGCATACTTCATGGAGATGGGGTGTGGTAAATCAAAAGTTCTCATTGATAACATGGCAT